ACAATCAACGTAGAGGCACCTAGGAAGCCCGTAGAGGCTAAGAAAGTAGAATCTGGTACTAAGACACCATCCGAGTTGGATGTTGCGGTAAAAGCCCTGGAAAAGGTCGACTGGGCATCAATCGGAGCAAAGGGTCTGGCTCTGGCAGGAAACGCGGCTGAGGCCGCCAAGAAGGAGAAGACCACCGTGGGTAAGATTGGCGCATGGTTCAAGTACATCGCAGACAACAGCAAGATTGACGAGATGCTGCTTGATGCAGTTCGGACGTTCCTCACCGTTTCGATCTCGGTCGCACTCGGACTAGGCATTCCGCTGCTTGACATTAATGGCGGCGACTTCCGCACCATCGTAAGCGCAGGCCTAGCGTCCGCCCTACAGATTGTTGTGAAGGCGCTTGATCCAAACTCCACTGAGTACGGAATCCAGAAGAAGGGCTAATGTCCGACAATTGGGTCTATGTCGGCGGGACATTTGACCTCTTCCACTCAGGGCACATCAACTTCCTTAGCCGATGTGCCGAGTACGGCAAGGTTGTCGTCGCACTAAACACAGACCAGTTTGCTGCTCGGTATAAGCGGCGGCCAATCCTCTCTCTTGCGGAACGATACGATGCGCTGAATGCGTGTCGATTCGTGGACAAGGTTGTTGTCAACATCGGCAACGAAGACAGTTGGGTTACCATTGACGCAATGCCGCGTGATTGTACAATCAAGTACATTGCCCACGGCGATGACTGGACTGGCAATAGCCTTCTGAGGCAACTCAACATTAGCCAGCACTGGCTAGACACCAAAGATATTGAGATGTTGTACATTCCATATACCGCTGGTATCTCCACCAGTGACATCATAGGGAGAATCAATGGCGAGCATCACCGTCGTGGTAACTGCTCATGCGGACTCGGAGAACCTTGTTCGTATCCTAGAGCTGCTGGGCAAGCAGACCCAGAAGCCCGATGAGATCATTGCTCTCTGCTCTGAGATTAACCTTGAGGGCATTTGGCAGCAGTTTCCGTGGGTTAGGTTCTACGAAGAACCCAACCTCAACGATTGGGGTCACGACAAAAGGGCCAAGGGGCTTGACCTGGCGACATCTGAATACACCGCGTGGTTCAACCACGACGACTCCTACGACCAGACCTTCATCCAAGAAATGATGGAATCTGCATCAGGTGGCGCAGATGTGATATACTGCGGCTGGAGCAAGAACCACACCCCGTCCTTTGCTCTTGGTCAATCCACTTCTGGCAACTACATTGCCAAGACCAGCTACGCTCGCAAGGCTGGCTACACCGACCGCCACTACGAAGCGGACGGAACCTTTATCAATCGACTGGCCGCACTTGGTGGCAAGATTGAGTTTTTACCCAAAGTCCTATATTCCCACAATGAGGTGAAGTAATGCCCAAGAGTGCTGCATGGCAACGCAAGGAAGGCAAGAATCCGCAGGGCGGACTCAATGCCAAGGGTCGCGCCTCCTACAAGGCACAGACTGGTGGCACGCTAAAGGCTCCAGTCAAGAGCGGGGACAATCCGCGACGAGCTTCTTTCCTCGCCCGCATGGGCGGTATGCCTGGTCCAGAGCGTGATTCGAAAGGTCGACCGACGCGCTTGCTCCTTAGCCTTCAGGCTTGGGGCGCCAGCAGCAAGACGGATGCCCGTGCAAAGGCAGCCGCGATCAGCAAGCGCAACAAGGCTTGAAGCAACTAGCCAATGAAGTTGCGGTCGATCTGGCTCGTGGTCGCTCTGACATCGAGTTCTTTGCTCGCAGGTGGCTTGGCATCCAGGGGAATCCTGGGCAGGTTGCATGGTGGAAGTCCTGCTCCGAGCGCGATGACTCTGGGTATCGGCCAAAATACATCACAACAGTCGTATCCGCTGGCAACCGTGCGGGCAAAACGATGGCAATGGCGGTGGTCTGTTTCCACCACGCCTTGTACAAACTGGGACTTCCAAACCCGAAATATGGTGATTCCCAGTCCCACCTTGCGTGGCTAGACTCCCCCTATGACTGGTTCCACATCGGTATCCAGCAGGAGACCGCAGAGCTAGTCTTCCGAGAAATTGAGACCATCCTCACTGGCCAGCACCCCGCCCAAAAAGGTCGCGGTTGCCCGATGGTCAAGGAACTTGGTAAGATCGTAGAGACCACCAAGAAGTATCGCGGTGAGTATCCGTGGATCAAGTTCAACCCTATCGTGGGCGGAGCAAGCATCCACTTCCGAACTACGCAGGATCGAGCCAAGGCTCTCCTTGGTAAGGACATGAACGGCATCTCGTTTGACGAGGCAGCGTTTGAGCCGCACTTGCTGATGATCTACCAAGAGGTGCTCAACCTCCGACGACTCTCCACTGGCGGACCACTCCACTTCATTGGAACGCCGACCGAAGGATTCAACGAATACGCGGATCTGTGGGAGAAGGGGAACCCCGACAACCCAGCCCGCGACGACAAGTTCATCTCGTTCCGATTGTCCACTCGTGATAACATCGGGTACGGGTTGACCCAGGAGAACTTTGATGACGTCGTTCGGCAGCAAGCCGAATACCTCATCCCCCAGAACATTGACGGATTCTTCATTGAGGCTAGGGACGCATTCTTCTGGTCCCAGTCCATTCAGGCAGTATTCAAATCAGGAGTCGAAGAGTTAGGCCCGACACGTCACCATAAGTATGTCCAGGGCGTAGACCCAGGGATTTCACATGACGCAACGTGGGCGATCACACTCGACATTACTGACAGAAAACTCCTTCGCGGCACGCGGATTAGAAAGCGTGGCGGCAAGCAGAGCATCTCTGCCGTCGTGAACATGGTCCGCGAAGGACATCTCCTCTACCAGCAAGACGGTGCGTACTGCACCACCATCGTCGATTCCACAGGACTAGGTGGACGACTATTCCAGCAGGAGTTCAGCATCATCCGCCCGCTCCGAGGGTTTGACTTCGGTGGCACCAAGGCGAAGAAGGTGGAACTCCTCAATGACTTGAAGGCGGTCCTAGACAAGGGACAAATCGAACTGCCAACTGGCGGTGCGTGGGATGAGATGCGCAGGCAACTCCTCACCTACAAATTGGATGATAAGAAGCTGGAGCAAGATGCAGTGATGGCACTGGCCATTGCTGTGCGACACGCTTTGCGAAACCCAGAGAAGCCCGTGAACGATCCAGTGTTCACATATTTTGGAGTGAGTGACTGATGGCCGACAAGGTACGAAAGATCCCCGCAGCGTTCGAAGGAACGCGGGCGATTCCAGCGCAGTACACGACTGACCCTGATATTGCCACGCCTGAGCAGATTGCCTCTATTGGCTCTGCTACCGAGAAGGCGCGTAAACTAGCCAAGGGTCAGAAGATCGTTGCTTCGGCTGCCAAGGGCAAGCCGATTGCAACCGCTCCAGTCTTTACCAACATCACGGTCAATAAGCAGGGTTCGGTCAAGGGTCAGCCAAACCGACCTGTTGCTGGTGCTGCTGGAATCGGCATCAACGATCCATCCATCTCGGTCCGCAACCGCGCTTCGGCACGCATCAAGCCCAACTTTGAGAAGCTCACCCTTGGCGAACAGGCTTCCGTCAAGATGCTGGAGACGGCTCTCAGTGGTCAGGGCATTGATCCAAACCAAAACGAAGAGCACCTTCTCCTTCAGGAGATCCTTGGTCGCAAGCAGTTGGTGGAGCCAGAGCAGAACCGACTCCGCTCACTCTTCCGCCGCATGGACAACCTCTACCATCCAGAGACCATCACCCTTGGTGGTGCCGATCACTGGGCGGATGATCCGAGCGCACGACTCGCTGGTCGAGCACACGTCTCGGTCAACATCCACCACGCCTATGTCCAGATCCCAGCCTCCATCCAGGCTGTGCGACCAGTCATCAACTACGTTCCAACTGGCTCAACTACTGAAGACCGAGCAGCCGCGCAGATGCGCGAGCAGCTCTACTTCCGCTGGTGGGACGCCAACGAGATGGACCTGCTCCATGAGCACGCTGCCCTTCTCAAGGAACTCTATGGTCACACCGCAGCCAAGGTCTACTGGGATCCAGTTGCGGAAATCCCAAAGGTCACCGTTATTGAGCGACCAGAGAACCTCTACCTTGGATTTGGCGACAGCGACTTCCATCGCCTAGACTGGGCGCTCTACTGCTACGGTATGTCTCCACAGTCGGTCCAGGAGGACTACGGCGTGGACGTCATCCCCGTCAAGCAGGGCGACAAGTATTTCCCATACACCACCCGTGGCACACACGCCGACCCAATTGGCAACGTGTGGTCCAACACCTTTGAGCGCAATCCGCTCCGCCGAGAAACTGCCTACGAGCAGATGCAGGTTGAGGTATACGACTACTGGTACAAGGTGCCAACCAAGCCAGGTCGAGCACCGCTTGTCTACAACGCCATCTTCGTTGGCAACACGTTGGTGAAGAACGACGCGCATCCTGAGTATCAGGGGATGATCCCGTACGTCCACCTGCCAAACGGCAAAATCCCTGGAAGCCCATACGGTAAGCCAGCACTCTACGATGCCGAGCAGTTGCTCCGCGAGAAGGACGAGCGAGTCACTGCCATGGCGCAGATGATTCAGTCTATCGTCGGTGGGCAGATGTGGCAGCTCGTTGGGCCAGAGGCTCCTGATGAGGTACCGCCAAATGCGCTACCAAAGCCAGGTCGCGTCGCAACCCCTGGACCTGGCAACGAACTCCGCGCTATCCAACCGTTCATCCCATCGTTCCAGATTGAGCAGTACATCGGTCGTATCGACCGAGAACTTGCCGTGGCAACGGGATTGAACGACCTGCTCCTTGGTCTTGCGCCAGCGCAGGTACTTGGTTCCTCACGAGCCATCGCCGCGCTCATCGCCAACTACGAAGCACGCCTTGCCCCAAAGCGCAAGGTGTTCTATCAGTGGATGCGACAGGTATGGGAGATGTGCGCCCGAATCTGGGAGATCAAGAATCCAGCCGTTGCGCAGATCATTGGCGGAGAATACCGCATTGATGTTGTCGCCCCAGAACTCACACCACGAGACACGCTGGAACTTGCCAGCACCGCGATCAACCTGGTCCAGAACCGACTGTGGAGCGCCGAGCGTGCCATGGATCGAGTGGGCGTGGAAGATCCGATTGGCGAGAAGGATCTCATCCGCGATGAGCAGACTGACGCCACAATTAACCCTGCATCCGTCGCAACGATGGCACAGGTGATGCAGCAGATGCAGCAGATGCAGATGCAGAATCAGGCCCAAGTCCAGGAGCAGGCAATGCTGACGCAGCAGCAGGCTGAAAATGCCCAGCGCACGATGCAGCAGGGCGTTCCTGGGAGCCAGTCCCTAAACCAACCAGAGAACCAGGCGCAGTTGCCGCCTGAAGCTCTACCAGAAAACGCAGCAGCGCCAGGGGAAGAGAACCTTCTCCCGCCGATGGCTGGCACAGATGAGGTACCTGCATAATGGCACGACGAGGACGATTCACAAGCCCGAATTCGGGCGGACAGAACCTTACCGCGCTGATTACCAACCTTCTGCGCGAGCGAAACTCCAATGAGGAGCAGGCGTTGCTCAATGCCTATCGAACTGGAACTGCCTACAATGGCGTCGTTCCGACTGCCGATGACATTCAGGCGTTCTACGACCAGTGGGCAAGGAATGCTGGGTATTCCCCTGGGACGCTAGAGTACCAGGCTATCGTCCAAAAGAAGTCCGAACTCAACAACTACGATATCAAGAAGCAATACAATACCCTGATCAACGACTTCAACGAAAGCAACGGCGCTAACTACGATGAAATCGTAAACTTCCTAGAGAATGAAGCGGGTAACTCCAGCGACCCGCAAGATCTTGAGACCTACCAGAGCGCAATGAGCGACATCAACAAGTCCTACATTGGCTACCAGGGTGAGGCGCTTGGTCGCGGTGAAATCACTGCTGCTGAGTACCGAGAACTTGCCGCAGAGATCATTGCCCAGATGGACCCAGAAGATCCAAAGCGTTACGAGACGCTCGTCAACGCCTATACCTACGAGTGGAATGCCGAGAAGACCAAGTGGGACAATCGACTTCTTGCTGGTACCATCAATGCGAATCAGTATGCTAACTGGGCAAAGGGATTCCAGAGCGCGCTTCTTGCCGCTGGGATCAAGAAGGACAGCATTCTCTACACTGCGGCTAGTGCTGCCCAGGTTACTGCCAACAGCGGCGGTGGCCCTGGCTCTGGCTCTGTTGTTAAGACCAGGATTGACGGCACGCTCAAAGAGATTGACGCCATCGTTGATATCGCCCTATCCCTAAATCCAGCAGGAAAGCCCCGATCAATTTCAGAGATTAACGCAAGCGGTAAGGATAGCCTCAAGGCACTCACCGATGATCCCGCCTTGATTCTCGTTCTCGGGGAGGCGCTCGATCAAAACCCTCAAGGATTCCCAGCTCTTGCAGCACTTGGGATTACGGACAGTACGGGTCTAAATAATTATTTCCAGGGTAAACTTGAGAGCGGTCGGGCGGACGCTTATCTTCTTGCGTCAACTGGCGGTCCTAATTACACCGACTCGTGGTATGACGCCAGCAATTCCACTGGGGCATTGTCCGAACTTGCCAAGTTTGACTTCCAAAGCACTAAGTGGCTTAGGGATGTTGCTGCGGCCAAGGGCGACACTGCTAAGATTGAAGAACTCAATAACGAGTGGACGAAGTACCTTGCTGGGGAAGATTCCAAGTACGGATCGTTGAACGCTGGAAATCTATCTCCAGAGTTCCTTACGTTGGCGCAGAACGAATATAACGCAATGACTGGTGCTTCGGACGGAAGCCTGCCAACATTGAGCGGATCGGTCAACGCTAATATTCCTCTTGACTTTACGACAGTTAAGCAGAATACAGACAACCTTGCCGCGATGACTTCTGGCAATGGATACCAGCAATGGAACGATAAGAGCCAAGAGTTTGAGTTTGTTGCTGGTCGACCTGCTGGCAGAACGGAAACTGGTAGCTACCAGTTTGTTGAGTTCTCCAGGGTTAATGGAGAGATTGTCGCGTATGTGACATCGGTTCAAGGGACAAAGGTTTCTGACGCAAACGGAAACCAGATTGGATGGGTATACGATCAGCAGAATGGCTCTGCTCCAATCATCACCAACCTTAAGGGTCAACTCATTGAGACCCCAGAGGCTGGGCTAAATGGCAATGCAGCTTCTGGATTTGTTCTTCCAGACGGTGCTACGTTTACTACTAGCGACAAAACAATCCCCCTTTACAGCACTGTCAAATTGGCGGTTGAAACGAGGGTTCCGTTCACTGGCGACTTCAGAAGTGAAGGCGGTATTGACCGAAATAAAACAGAGTTGGTCATTTCGCCAGACGACCTACGCACTGCATCTGGTCTAGTTGCTAACGTGCTCCCAGCCCTTGGTGGGAACGCCATGGCTGGAGCAAACATTGCACAGTCGGTTCTTGCCGATGCTGACAGAATTCAGGTTGGCCAGATCAGCGAAACTCCAGCCGCAACTACGCCAGCGGGACGAGCAGAAATCGCTCGGCTCTCTGGGAACAAAGACCTTGAGAAGGCCTGGCTATTTATTGAGGCAAACAAGGATAAGTTGGAGATCGTCAACGGCGGATACCGATGGAAGGCTGGAACGCCAGAAGCAACCCAGCCGCGATCTGATGCGCTTGGAATGGCCGCAGCATTTGCTGCGCCAGCATTTGCCGCTGGCGGATTCACAGGTATTGGTGCCGTTCCAGCAGCAGTTGGTGCTGGTATCGTTGGATTTGCTCAGGGTCTCCTTCAGGGAAAGCAAAGCCCGCTTGATACGATTAGTGATGTAAACAGAACAATCCTCAATCAAGATCCTTCCATGAAGAAGCAACGTGAGCAGTTCTATTACTCCACGCCAGTTATTGCGCCGACCACAAGGACAGCAGCAATGCCCCTTGAGGATCGGTTCTTCAGGAAGATTAATCCACCAGCAATCCCAGAGACCCCTGGTATTCGACCAGGAATTCCAGACGTTAGCGTAGTTGGTCCGAAGCCAGCGATCCCAGCTCCAGCGGTTCCATCGGTTAACCCGATGACCCAGAAGTATGAGTCCGCTGCGTTTAAATCAACTTTGCCAATTGTGCAGAGTCCATCAACAGTAAGGATCGGTGGTAGGTAATGGGCGGAGTCCTTGGGCCAAAGAACGGATCAACTGGAGGCAGGTCACCCCTTACCCAGAACAATCCATTCTTTAGGCCGACCGAGCAAAAGACCATTACCTCAGCGGGTAAGATCGCGGTAAGCATTGCCGACCCATCAAATACCATTAAGAGTTCCATTGGCAATACGAGTAATGCCATTGTTGGTCTTGGTAAGGGACTTGTGTCGATTGCGGAGAATCTTCCGATCCTTGGTGGCATCACCAAGCCAGTGATTGGTGCTGTCGGAAGTATTGCTGACGCAACCATTGGTACTGGCGTACGCGCCCTAGAGGGCGTCCGTGTCGACATTGGTGGGAAGAAGAATCTTGCAGAGGTTGCGGGCATCCCATTGGATATCGTCGGAGGCGCCCTTGAGGGCGGACTGACCGCACTTGGTGCCCCTGTGCGCTTCGTCGGTGAGCAGGTTGCTGGAGCAAGAATCCGAGAGACCCAGAGTGGCACTAGGGGATTTGCAGCAACGCTCTTTGGCGATGCCCCACGAGCAGCCGTTGAGTCGGTGCGGGCTGGTGGCTCCATTGAAGACGCCGCACGGCAACTCGTCAAGGACGGGAAGGGCTTCTCGGAAGACGGCGCCATGAACTTCATCTACGAGTTGTTGCTTGACCCAGTAAACTTCATCCTTCCTGGCGTTGGCAAGTTTGCCTCCATCGGCAAGGAGGCGATGCTCCTCAATGCAATGGGAGAGTCAAAGCTTCTCGGTCTGGCAAAGCAGGCTGCCAAGGCTGGTAACAAGGAGATTGCCGACGGCTATCGCGCTCAGGCTGCTTTCCTACAGAAGTGGGACTGGGCTGGCGGAATCTACAAGGCTACCCTTGGTCAGGTCAATGGATCTGCAAGGAAACTGAGTTCAACTATTGTCAAGGAAGTTGCAACTGGCGCCCTTCGCGCCTACCGACCACGGGTCATTGACGGATTTCTTGATGACGTGACCGCCCTTGGTGGCCGCGAGTTGGCAAACAGGGGTCTGACCAATCACGCCGCAACCTTTATGAACGCAGTGAAGTCTGGTGCAGTTCGAGCAAAAACCGCCATTGTCGGATCTGTTGCCCGAGACTTCTCCGATAACGTCATCAGCGACATCATCCGATTGACCCAAGATGGAAAGACCAAGGCGGAAATTCTTGCCACTGCTGCTGGGCGAGAGGGTGACAACCTAGGAAATATCCTCATTGAACTTAACGTTCCAGCAAAGGTTGTTGATGATCTATTTAACAATATCGCAGACGGACTAAGCAAGCAAGTTCGCGGGGACGAACTTCGCCGAAGGTTGATTGACCAGAGAGACCAGGTTCAGTCATTCGTTGCCAACGCCCAAGTCCGAAAGCAGAAGGATCTCATTACTAGGGTTTCCCAGTATAAGGTAGACCTTGACTCTCGCCTAGCAACCGAAGATGGTATTCGTGTTATCTCCGAGGCAAAGCTTGACCGCGTACCAGCGGCAAGCAACCCAGCGGTCGGCATCCAGGAACTAACCCAGGACCTAGCGGCTGGATTTGGCATGAAGGAAGCGGACGCTGCCAACCTAGCGCGTTCCCTCTTTGCCAAGCACCAGGGCGATGTTGCCGCCCTGACGGACGTACTAGCATTCGCTCGAAGTGCCAACCTTGGCCAGGCAATGCGAGAACTTGGAAGCCTGCGAAACTTGCTTAAGGGCAAGATTCTTCGCGTTGGCAACAAGGACATTGACCTATCTCGAATCACGATTACCTCAAAGCGCAGCATCACCCAGACCGACGCAAAGGCAATCCTTGCCCGCATTGAGGAACTCAAGCCAATCGCAAAGTCCAAGGGTAGTGGAGCCGCTGCCGCCAAGAAGGAACTGGACCAGATCTCAGACGGCCTTGTCTCAAACTACGATGAGTTCGGTGTATTCGCTGGCTCTGGCGGTACGCACACGCGAGACAGCATCTTTGAGTATCTGGATAAGATCAAGGATCGAACGGTCCGAGAACTGAACGAGAAGGAGCGGACGGCTATTGTTGCGGAAGCAGCAAAGGACCAGGGTATCGCTCAGATTAGAAACGTTGAGCAGCGCCTGCTCGCTATGGGATACCGACTTGGTCTTGCCCCAGAAGATGGTCTCGTTAGCGTTCGGTCGCTCGTCACCGACCACCACGGTCGGGAGAAGATGGCGGAAGTTCTGACTCCGTTCTCCGATATGATCGACAACGTAGACACCAACCTCAAGGGAACTGGCGCATTTGACCAGGCCATTGCCAATGAGAGCCTTCGCCCAACAAAGCTGGGAAGGGTCTGGAGTTCGCTGACTAGGGAGTACGGTTCAGAGATTACCAAGAACAACATCGTTGAGCGTTTTGTCACGGATATGGTGGCAAAGACTGGCATCTCCGTCAACGCATCCCGAAGGATTATGTCTCGCGTCACCTCTCTTGCAGCCGAAAAGGGAATCCAGCCCAAGGCTCTCTTCCTTGACAAGACTGAGGTGGAGAAGATCTTCCGAGAGGAAATGGGCGATGCGTATGGTAGACTTGCCGATAGCGGAACTACCCCAATTAAGATGGTTGTTAGTGCTGCCGCTGGGGACTACGCCGTCGCTGGTCTAACCTCTGGTTTCACTGGCAGAGTCAAGGCAATCTTCCCTGAAATCACGGTCATCACGGACCGACTCTATCCAGAGGCGCGATTCGGTCGACTCAACCCATTCTTCAACCTTGTGCTTGAGCGTTCGGAAACAAACATCATGAACATCATCCACAATGTGCAGAAGGAAGTCGCCATTGAGGGACTTGGAGATATCAAGGGGGCGATCCTCCGCAAGGCACACCTTGACCCAAGAAACGTCAACCGCGAGATCAATGACGGCATGATGAATAGGCGAGCACGCGCTGCAAGGAATATGACCGCCGCCGTTGAAGCATCACCAACGTTTAAGGAACGAGTCGCCAACAGAATCCTTGCGCTCAAGACTGGCGGGGTTCGGTCGGCGACAGATGGCCTGGTTACCAAGGAGGGCGTCAAGAGCGCCTTCTCTATCGATGGCGTGAAGGCAGCAAAGGAAGTCTCACGCGATATCATGTCTGACCAGTTCGCCGCCCGCGAGATCCTTGACAATATCAACCGAATGGCCCCAGGCAAGCTCAATGAACTTGCCTCCCATTACGGCGTGACCAGCGCGGACCAGGTTGCAGAGCGGCTCATTGCCGACTACCTGCTCCAGGCAGACCCTATCCGCTTTGCTCAGGTAGTGAAGGCGGAAGGAAAGATGGCACGAACCCTAGCGGAGAAGGCCCTCAAGGAAGTTGGGGTAAACGCCGATGACGCTATGGACATTGCGGCGTCAACGATTGCGGCATACGAGACAACGCTTCTCCGAGCAAGCCGAGCCGCAGACAAGGCGCAATACTTCTCTAGCCACCGAAGCTGGCTGGAGCGAAGCCTGAACCACCCATTCCTTGGTGTATACCCGTACTCGTACATGACGCAGAAGGCAATCCCAGGATTGCTAAAGCTTATGTTTAAGACACCAATCCCAAAGAAGTTTGGTAAAAACGTTATCGCCCCAGGACTTGGGTACTATACCTGGAACAAGGTTGTCGAAGAGATCAACGACTCAATCAATAGTGATCGTGGTCTTATTAGCGATATCGTCACCAACGATGCCCTTATGTACCTGTTGACCACGCTCCTGCCAGTAACCCCAGACGGTATGGGATTTAATATGCCAGCATGGTTGCGACGTGGCGTCATTCAGCCAGGTGCAAAGGGAACAGATCTAAACGTTGGCGAGATCTCCAAGATTCCTCAGCGCCTTATCGAGCAAATTGGACAGGGGACGATCCTTGGACAAAGCTCCACCGTCCTTGAAGGAATCCAGTCTGGTCAGAATATTACACAAGTCAACCAGAACATTACTGGATTTATTGAATCAAATCTACCAACTCCAGAGGAGATCCAAAACGCGGTCTCTGGCATTCGCGGAAATGAATAAATAAACCCCTGACGCTGTGTTGGGGTGGGTTGTAAAGAAGGAGAAAATGCTGTGGCTGAAGAAGTCGTGAACAGCGTCGTGGACCAGTCGGCTGAGGTAGTTGCCCCAGAGGTAGCTACTGTGCCCACTGAGAACGACGGTGATGTCGCCACTTGGAAGAAGCGTCTAGCAGGCAAGGATCAGGCGCTCACCGCTGCCAAAAAGGAACTTGATGATATCAAGTCCAAGGCAGAGGAACTCTCTCGCTGGAAGGCAGAGCAGGAGCAGGCTCAGATGACGGAGTTCGAGAAGGCGCAAGCCAAGATTCGAGAACTGGAGTCAAAGGCCGCTGCTGCCGAGCAGTCCGCAAAGGAGGAGCGATTAGCGCGGGAATTCCCTCTCGCTTACCAGTTCAACAAGGATACCAGTGGTCTTGATGAGACCTCTCGCGCTGCTGCGCTAGAGAAGTTCATCCGAGATGCTGCCTCATCCAAGGAACAGGTCGAGACGGCACCCGCCATCGTTGATCCAAACAATGCGCGTCGGGCAACCGCTGCGCCAATTACCAAGCCAGATTCCAAGAGCATCTCTGAGAAGCTCAAGGGACTGGGTAATCCATTCGCTGATTAGGAAGGAGTAGCTTCATGGCTACCACACTTACCAGCACGTCGGGTTTCGCTGACCTCGTACAGGAACTTGTTTCTGCACGGGCGGAAGAGGAACTGCGCGCACGTGCTGTTCACGCGATGCCAGGGATGTACGTCCCTGCTCGCTTTATCAAGGGCACGAACACCCTCCGCTACGCTCGTTATGCTGACCTTGGTGTCAACACGACCCCGCTTACGGAAGGCGCCCCACCAGTTGACCAGGCTCTGACAATTTCGTCCCAGTTCTTCACTGCAACGCAGTACGGTGCTACGGTCGCAATTTCGGACCTTGCCAACATTGACTCGCCACATGACCTCATCAGCATCGCTGCTGAGCGCGTGGCGTATCAGGCAGTTCGCTCGATGGACCAGTTGGTCCGCGACAACCTTCACAGCAATGCTGCGACGGCTGCCGTATTCGGTGCAACCGCTTCGGGTACACTCACGGCTAACGCCGCAAACAGCGCAGTTGCTGCTGCTGGCGTTCTCAATGGTACGTTTGTCAAGCAGATCGTTGCTCGCCTTAAGGGTGCCAACGTTCCTCAGTTCGCTGATGGCAGCTACCGTGCTATCATCCATCCTTCACAGGAGTACGATCTGATTTCAGATACGGCTGTGAACGGCTGGATTGAGTCGCGCAAGTACGTGGACAACACCAACCTGCTCACGGGCGAGATTGGTATGTTCGCTGGCGTTCGCTTCATTGTGTCTTCGGACGCCAAGGTCTACACGACCGCTGGCGCTTCGGCTGGCAACGTGTACGCCGCCCTGTTCCTTGGCCCTGACGCCTACGCAATTGGCGACAGCCAGACCCTCCAGAGCTACTTCGTAGCTCCTGGTGGCGATCACACCGACCCACTCGCACAGAAGGCGCTGTTGGGTTACAAGATGCGCTTCGGCTCGCTCCTCCTCGATGAGGCAGGTCCGCGCTACCGCGTCATCAAGACCCAGGCCACGGTCGGAGTCTAATCGGTCGGGACGCCGATACCCCCACTCAGTCATAGACTGGGTGGGGGAGTCCCACTAGAATCAACGGAGAGGCACGCCAGACGAGCCAGGAGCCTCGAAAAGGGTCAGGGTGGTACCTAGATACTACCCAAGAGTTTGCGAGCCTCTATGCTCGCTGGGGTCGATATGCTGAAAGTCCTAGTTTGGGGACACGTTGAGGAAGGGCCATGTGCCTACTTCCGTGGTCACCAGTTTACCGAAGAACTCAAGAAGCTCGGCGTAGAGTATCGCGGTCTGAATAAAGTCGGAATGAAGATCAAAGAGGGCGGGGAGAAACTACTCCTTCCCGAAGCAGTGGCTAAAGGCCTTGTGGACTTTGACACTTCCGATGTGGACTGGGCAGATGTCGTCGTCTTCCGTCGCTACTACAACACCACAATTTCCTGCAAGGATGAAGCGTGTCCATTCGTGACCTTCTCCTACGCAGAGGCAATGCAGCATGAGCACGGCTGGAAAGAGCGCGACCTTATTACGCGGCTCCTCTGGCCCACCTTCCAGTATGCCAAGCACGGCAAGGCTATCGTCTATGAAACGGACGATGACCACTTCAACATCCGACCGTGGAACGGATACATGAAGGATGTCATCCCAGAGTACCAAATGATTGAGCAGATGGCAAAGCGTGCCGATCTGGTCACCACTTCCACGAGCACCATTGCTCGTCGCTATTCACGATTCAACGACAACATCCGCGTCATTCGCAATGCCATTGACCCAGAGTTGTACAAGCCAACAGTTGAGCGCCCAGCAGGGGACAAGCCACGGGTTGTCTACTACGGCAGCACCGCTCGGCTCCGAGACTACGCTGGATACCCAGAGGGTCCGCGACAGAAAATCGTTGGCGGATACGCTGGCAAGGCGGTCACGGATCTTCGTAATGAACTTCATAGCGTCTTCGTCGGGACGAATCCTGGAACCGAAAACGTTGTCGCACAGTTCTTCCAAGAGCAGTATGGCTATGTTGAGGGCATCCAGAAGTTTTGCGAGACCCTTGCCAATACCCACCCAGACATCGGCATTGCTCCACTGATGGGCGATACCTTTGACCAGGCCAAGTCCGAACTCCACTGGCTTGAGTACGCCATAACGGGTGCTGCCTTCATTGGCGAGCGATTCCGTGGTGATGGTCCATACCAGATGGTCCGCGAAGGCGTGGATGGGCTGCTTGCCCGTGGTCGTGGCGAGTGGTACGACGCAATGAAAAAGCTCACACGCAGCAAGGATCTGCGAGAACAACTCGCAGGTGCGGCGCGTGAGCGTGTGCTAAAGGAATATCACTACAAAGATCGAGCAAAGGAATGGGCTGACGCCTTCAAATGGGCAGCCGAGAATAAAGGCAAAGGAGCCAAGATCGCATGAGCACGACATTTTCCAGCCTACTCACTTCGCTGCGGCTCTCCCTACGTGACCCGAACGGGACCACGTGGTCGGATGGCCAACTCGGTGAACTCATCAACCGTGGTATTGACGCCATCAGCGATGTTTACCAGTCAGAGGCAATCCAAGCTACCGCTTTTACCCAGCCAGTAAGCGGCTCGGTGTTCAGCGTTGATCTTTCCACGGTCACGTGGCCAGTTCGCGTTGATGTGTACGACGCAATCAGCAAGAGCGCAACGATTACCGCTGCTGCTGGCTCTGGTACCACCAACGTCTACACCTATTCGTCGCTCTCTGCGCCAGTGAACGTAAGCGCGTTCTCGGTTGGCGATGCCATCTCCGTTACTGGGGTCAGCCCGTCGGTGTTCAATATCACTGGAACTGTGATCTCGGCAACGTCTTCAACGTTCCAAATCTCTAGCCTCAAGAGCGCCCAGATTACCAATGCCGTAGCGGACGGAACGAATATCACCTACACCTATGGCGGGTTCTCTACCGAGACTGGTCGATCTGGCTTTGAGAATGGCGACAATGTGGCTATCTCTTCATCAGCCGTTACTGAATTCAATATTAGCGGTCAGGTTGCCAACGCAACACAGTATTCGTTCACCATCTCTAGCGCACTGTCCAGCAGCACCACGTTCACTGGTCGGGCTGTGGTTTCGTCCACTGCCGTTACTAGCTCATATTCATCGGGAGGCTCCGTGGCTACGACTGCGGCGCCAAAATATCGTGAGACGGTTCGACCCTCGTCTGGCGATGGTCCCGATTCGGGTTGGGAGACGCATGGAGGAATCCTGTATCTCCCAACCCGCTACGTCCTTGCGGTCTCAGAAGGTACGCTTAACATCGTCGGCTATGGCCCATGGACGCAGATCAATACTGCGCAGACCACTTCCGTCACCAACCTTGATACCACTGCTCAGAATGCAGTGAAGGTCTACGTTGAGGCTGAGGCACTCACGATGCTGACCTTTGACAGAGCACAGTACCAGCAGTGGCAGGTCTCGTCTGGCTCATCAGACATCTCTGCCCTTGGCATGAACAACCTTGCCCTTGCTGCCCAGCAGCGATGGCGCCAGGAGAAGAACCGTATTCGAAGATTCCGTAAGGGAGGCTGATCGTGGATTTCAACAGGGAAATCAAGATCGCCACGGGTACGGCGACCTCAGCGTATCTCAATCTCAACAGCATCACGACCGCGCCCACGGTCGGCACGCCCTTCAGTGGCTATGTGCTTGAGAGTGTTTCCTACGCCAATGCTGGGGTCAGCGGGTTCCTAGACTCGCTGGCGCAGCGTGACGGAGCAGAGGCCAACATTGCCTTGCTTGGCACGCGGCAGATCCAGATGATCGTGCAGGTGTATGGCTCATCGTCCGCTGACTTCTACGACAAGCTCAACGCTCTTAACTCGTCGCTGCAACCATACCCGTCATTCGCCGCAGACGATGATGGGTTTCGTTCGTTGGACTTTGACCAAGCAACGCTAAACACCACCGCATACACCAGCGGGTTCATCAATATGCGGATGAAGGTTCGACCAACGAGCATCCCGACCTATAACCTCAACAACGACCTGGTGACCCCGCGAACAACCGACCGTGGTATCTCAACGAAGGCGGCGGTCTCGTTGATTGCCAAAGACCCACGCAAGGTAAGCCAGAACGCCACGACTGGAACAATTAACGTTTCTTCATCTTCGGCAACGACGACGACGCTGACAAACAATGGAAACTATGTGGCGTACCCCACCTTTGTCTTTGTCAATGCTGCGACGGATAGCCGCACGGCGACGATTACCACGAGCGCATGGACCAGTGTCTTTACGCTCCCAGCATCTTCCACCGTGACCATTGATTCCTTTAACCGAACAGTGAAGGTTGGCACTGCCCTCAGAATGGACCTGATCACCACTGGCACAACCAGTATGCCGTACCTATTGGCTGGGGCAACGGTCATTACCGTGTCGGCAATGACATCGGTTACTGGAAGCCACAGCTTTAATGAGGCGTGGCTGTGAGCGATCAGAAGAAGTTCCGCATCACGCTCTGGGCCGTTGATGGAACTTCTGGTACGACTGGTGGCTGGCGCGGCGAGCAGAAGGCCGTGGTTTTTGACGCCAGCGCAATTGGTGTCGCAGAGAATGCAAACGATGTGGGGTCAGCCTTCTGGACACTAGAGAATAACCACCCACAGATCGCAGAGTTTGTTCCGCTTGCTCGGCACTACGAGATCAGCCGATGGTCGGAAGCGCGGAGCCGATGGGAGTTCGTCGGTGCTGGGATACTCAACGACTACTCTGTAACGGAGTGGGAGACGACGTTTCAGGGCATTGACTACAAGGCGGTCCTTAACCAGTTGTACACGCCGCTCTCTGGCATTACCACGGACAATGCTCGACCGCTATCTGGAAGACTTGGCAGTGGCGTGGAGGCGCTTAACACCGTCTTTGATCTTGCGGTGGCCACTGCTACAGCATCGTTAAGATACATTAATACTTCGGCATTCTCAATTACTGGCCCAACGGTGAGCGCGTACGCTGGCGCTGTCAGGCAAATCAGTTTCGCTGAGGCCACTGCAATTGCAGATACCTATGGGAATACTGGCTACGACGACTACAGCCCCACACCTGGACTCTTTGAAAACGTTATGTGGCGCGGAACACCAGATGAATACAGAACCTACTGGACGACACCAGAGCTACAACTGAGTTGGTCGGCTGTATGGAACGGTGGTACTGCGTCTACTGCCTTTGACAAAACCTCGCTTCAATGGCGTGTCTACGCCTACCCGCCTACCTACGAAGACCAAGGGCAACCCCCGCTGGAGAAGGCTGGGATGATTGGGGATTTCACGCTTGACTTTCCATTCGCTACTGGCACGACACTCCCGTCGGGGACAAGCCTTGGCGATCAATACTTTAGGCTATTCCCCCAAGAACTAGAAGATGCCATTACCGCCCTGCCAGACCCAGCGGGTCTTACCCCAGACGGAAAAGCATACTTTGATGGCAGTGCTTACCTTGCTGCGCCGAATGACCCCGCACTCTTCCAGTACAACAACGCCGCGCCACTTAGAGTCGGCGTGAGTTATGGCTTCCAAATCTATGCTGCAATCTATCGATCAACGGGTAATGGTATCTGGTATCGCACCGAAAATGGAACGATTATGAGTTCCACCGACACCTCAAGCCCACGCTATGACCTTCCGTACCAATTTACCCTTGGCCAAGCTACTGAGAATGCAAACGCAATGGTTACGCGCATCTTTAGCCAAGCGGTTACGGCAACGGATTCTGACTACTCCAGACTTCGGTATTCCTCTATGACGGTGATCAACTCTGGATCAACGGCAACTACCCATACGACCCTTAGTGCTGGAGAGCCAGTGCTAGATCATATTGCCAATGTCTGCGACCTAGAGATGGGTGCAAAGACAGACGGCAGTAAGGTTGTCTTTGGGATCAAAAAGCCAACTGGTGGCGCGACATACGACGGCACGTTCCAGTTGAACCTGTCGGTATCCAGCACTGCATCTACCGCGATGGCTTTGCGGTACCCAGAAAACATTCGTTCCTTCTCATTCACGCCAGGGTATTCTCGTGTCCGAAATGACATTAAAGTTATTCCAACATCAGGATATCTTACTGGCTCCAGCGGGCAGAACGTCGGTGGGGTCAGCCTCATTGGTGCTACGGCAGTTGACCAGGCAAGCATCAGTGCCAACGGTCGAATCTCCCTGCTTGCCCCAAAGGACAATCTCCTCAACGCCGCTGCTGCCCAGAACGAAGCCAACCGCCTGCTCAACACGTACAAGGTGGCGAACAGCAAGCAGGTCGGAATCAGGGCGGTGCTTGATGGCATTGACCTGTGGAACGGCTGGGATGTGGGCGACTCCATCCGAGTCACCATCAACCAAGGGCTGGCCACGGTGGACGAGCCGTTCGTCATCGCTGGTGTCCGCTGGTTTGGGGAAGCGGATGGACATGAGCGCATTGAACTAGACCTAGTGCAAGGTAGTGCCTTCGCTGCTGCATACACTGCGCCTCCAACTACGAGCGTCACGTGACGGGGAGCCAGTTTACCACAATCCTAACCGCCATTGAGAACGTCCGCACTGACCTCTCGGCAAAGCTGGACACCATTGAGCAGCGCCTCCGCACGGTGGAGGTAGATCAGGCAAAGGCATCTGCCGTTGTGGAAAACGACAAGGAGCGCACGCTTGGTGTACAATGGAAGTTAGGGATTGCCGTGTCCGCTGTGGGCGTGGTAGCAACCCTGATCGTAAGCCTACTTCAGTAGGCTGGGAGTATACATGAGTCTAGAACAAGATATCCATGCCATGCGGCAGATGGGGCTTCCGTTCTCGATTATTGGATTAAAGCTCGGCCTCACCAAAGATCAAGCGCAGAAGCGATACCAAAGATTCCTGTTGTCCAACCCCCTCCCCCACACCCCCTCCCCAGAGGGGGACTGGTCTTCTTTAGAGGGGGATCGGTCTTTTAGAGGGGGTCAGGTTAAGAGAGATACCCCCCCTTACCCCCCCAAGGTCGAGGATCTTATCACACCAGTTGAGCCAGTGCAACTAGATTACATTCCCAGGATTGGGACTCGTGAGGAAAGCACGAACGAACTGGTTGTTGCGGCGGGGGACTTCCAGTTCCCCTTCGAAGACCCAGAGGTGTACGCATCCTTCCTCACCTTCTTGGCAGCAGAGCGACCAGATCGCATCGTGCTGACGGGTGATATCCTAGACCTTACGGCGGTGTCGGCGTATGACCGAGACCCACGTTTAGGAATGCCCGTGCAGGAAGAACTTAACCACACACATCGACGACTCGCAGAGATTCGCGCATCGGCTGGGCCAGAGGCGCAGATCTTTTTCTTGTACGGCAACCACGAAGCTCGCCTCTCCAAGTGGCTGGCAAAGCGTGCCCCAGAGTTGGTCGGCATGACCGACGCTGAGGGTCGAGAGATTCTCTCGCTGGCAAACCTGCTTCGCCTTGACGCACTGGACATCATCCCGTGCCTCAGCGATGGCTTGGCATACGCTGGTCCAG